CAGCCCGCGCAATTCGATCAACAATAGCCAACTGAGTGCCGGTAAGGTCAGAGCTGTAAATACGCTCAGGCGCTTCAGGCGTCTGTGGGTATGGCTCATCTTTAGTCAGCTCTGTATCAAAGAAACAGGACACAAACAAGCGGTTCATGTTCTCTAAAGCCGGCCCCCTCAGATCCTCTTCCAGAGCCTCATTCCAGACCGACAGGAATTTAAGGTGCGGGAAGTGTTTACGCACCAGAAACTCAAATTCGCCGAGGAATACTGCATCCTCATCATAAAGTGCAGGGTATTTACAGAGCTCGCGCAGGTAAGACACCGACGGCGGATTAACACCAGGTTCAACGAGTGCCGACATGGACATCAGGACAGACGTATCATCAGCAGAATTGACATATTCAAACGAGAAACTTGAATCTATTTCAACGTCAATTTCTCCCATTGAATAGCCTATGGTGATCTCAAAAACATCACCAACGTCCGGCTGAATGCCGACGACATCAGCTGCGCCGAACCGTACATAAACCTGCTGCTGAGCATCTACTTCAACGTGATAGATAGCCTCATCGGGGGCGCAGTTAATGTACTCCTGACGGTTTTCAAACGTGACATCACCCTGAATTACAGAAATGCTCGCCACGGCAGCATCAGAATCAGATTGCGGTACTGGGATGAAGTAAAACGGTCTTGATTCCGTGACAGTATGAGTAATAACCGTGTATTCAACCTGCCTGACAGTTGTTTGAGCGTTGCCGCCAGCCGGTACGGTTACGCCAGCTTCTACGACATAGTAAACGCCGCTGCTATCCGTAAGAACGCGGGCGGAGTCCAGCAGGTATGTCGTGTCGTTGTCATTTTGCACGGTGATTAAAAACCGGGCGGGTGACGCCTTTGGCATGATCCCCCGGATCGCAGCGTCGGCCAGAACCGTCGCCGGGCGCGTCTTATTCTGCGGCTCAGCAAGCGCCACTTCATCCTCTGCGGATTTCATGGCAAGCGCGGTAAATATTGCGTCCAGCTGACGCATAAAGGTCGGGTCGGCGATTGAAAAGCGTGCAGATAATTCCGGGTATTTGGATAAATTATCTTGCACAGCCGCATTAAAATCAGCGCGGGTCAGCATTACAAAGGCACCTCAAAAGTGGTTCCGCCGATTGACAGAATAATGCGCGACACATCCGGTGCGCTTGTTTCCATGAACAGGCCCAGCTGATCAGCCGGGAGCTGCCCAATAACCGGAACATCAATCTTTAATTTGGCAATGAACGCATCAGCATCTTCCGCCATAACGCTCTGAGGGCGCTGCAGCATGGATTTAGCACTATTGCCATAGTTTGAGCCCAAATAGGTGCCCACTGGCGTACTAAGCCAGTGCTGAACCATATCCTGAAGAAGCGAAGTCGATAATTGCATGAGGCTATTCTGATATGCCACCGAAAGCAGAAAGCCGCTTTTTTCCTACAGGTTAATGCGGCGCCCGTTCCAGTCGCTGCGGTCGATGGCCGTCAGTGTGGATAGCTGGATCTGGAAAACCTTATGCACGGCATGGCCGTCGCCATCGCTGGGAGCGTCCAGCGGGTCGGTAATGGATTCGATCACCAGTGGCGAGTAGATTTTGTTTTTGTACTGCATGGCGACAGTGATAGGCGCCAGTGACGGCATCAGGGATTCTGCAGCAGAGGAATCAGCAGAGGCCAGACGGGCAATAATGGAGGCATCCCGGGCCAGTTCAACAGGAAGCGCCCAAAGCGCCATCTGATCAAATATCTGCTCTACCTCTTTCCATGGGTCTGACCAGGCACGCAGCATAGCCGTTGCCGTAATTTTAACGGGCGGCATACCGGTGAAGGCTTGCATTGAATTGAGGCGAGTTATCCCGCTTCGTCCTGTGAATTGATTGGCAACAGAGCGCAAAGCATCACCAGCGGCGCTGCTGCCCAGAACGGCATCAATAGTCTGCTGAGGTACGCCAGACTGCAGGCCAGCGGTTACGCTGGGGAATTGAGAGTCGGTATCGGTGTTTTCAAACTGGCTTTGCCAGTTCAGGGCAATTTCAAGCGACGCTTCCGTCAGGACCGCGCAGGCAACAACCCGCTCAGCGTCAGGAACGGCAACCCATTGACCACCGTTGCGGCGGACCGGGTAGAAACGGGCTATCAGAGAATCTGACAGCCCGTCCCAGTTTGACGTAAGCACCTGAGCCAAGGCTTACAGGCCCATTTTCTTACGTGCTTTATTGGACTTCAGGCGCTTCATGCGGGCCGCGGAGGAGTTAGCCTTACGCTGAGCCTTTTTCAGTGCCATTTTTTGCTTAGGTGACAGCCGGACCGTGCCGCTTACGCGCTTTTTCACCCAGACTTTTTTGCCGTTGCGAACCACCTGCTTTTTCTTGTAAGCAGCATCGAAAGCAGCGCTGTCGAAGGTTGCGCCGTCTTCCATGTTGTTGACCAGGTAGTCCTGAATACGCTCTGCCGCATCGGCATCGTTGTCATTGATCAGCAAGTCAATGTCATCGTCGTCAACGCCTTGGCTTGACAGGTAGTCCGCTGCCGCTTCAGTCGCCATAGAAACGATTTCTTGATCATCCGCTGTCAGTTCACCGTCAATGTCAGGATCAGCGATGCCGATCATCAGTGACGCAAAGCGGTCCGCAAAGGTTTCACCGTCTTCCAGATCGTCCTCTGTGGTTTCAATCCATTCATCCACTGCAGCAGCGGATTCGAGATTGATTTCAGCATCCGTGTAGGTTGCCGCGTCCAGAACAGTGGCCTGCTCTGGTTTCTTTTTCTCTTTCGGCGCAACAGTGTCGCGCATCATGCTTTCGAGATCGTTGTAGCTCATGGTCGTAGTCTCCGCTTAGCGAACCAGTGTGTGAGTCATTTCAATCTGACGGGTAGTCCCGTCGTAGCGCAGGCTGTAACGCATCTGCATTTTGTCGTAGGGGTTGTTTGCGTCTGGCTCAACAGAGAAGGCAAACGACGCGCCTTTCATTGCCGGATCATCTGACGGTACCAGCCATCCTGAGCGTTCTGCGCGCTCAAACAAATCGCGCAGAAAGTCGGTAGTCATATCGATGGAAACGGACATTGGCTTTTGCAGCGCCTTTTTGCCGAATTTAACCGCCAGATCATCAATGGTTGTGGCCATTTCAGCGACTGAAATCAGTTTTTTCAGGCTGTTGGCTTTGGATTGAGTGATTGAATCCACAAAGACACAGCGCGAACCATCATCGTAGGATTCAAACGCAACCGCGTTAATGCCTGCCGCTGCAATTTTGGATTGCTCCGGCTCTGACAGAGTGCGGGTCTGCACCAGGCGCGCACGGGGTACCTGCGCCTCATAACCGGCAATCGGGTAGTTTTTAGCAGCAAAGCCGTATGCGTTAGTGACAGCGTTGCGCTGGCAGCGCAGAGCGGCCTGCAGCATAGACGAACCGAAAAAGCCGTTAGGGTTAATTCCAGCCGGACAGGCCGAACGTACCGGCATCCAGTACGCATGAATCAGATGGCTGTATTTCTGCGCAGAGAATCCGAATTGACTGACAAAAGTAATAGCCGCTTCAACCGACAGGTTACCCGGCACATCCAGCACAAAAGGCACATTGCGCAGGTTGGCGAGCTCACCCATTTTAATGACGCCGGTCAGCGACTGATTCCCGGCACTGGCGATATGGCCGTACTCAGTTGTGGTTTGAGCCAGCGCTTTCTGAGCGCGATCATAGTCATCAGTGGTGTACGTGGTGCCGCCTTCGCTGAAATAGCTGAATACAGAGTAATCGTCGCCCTCTGGGGCGTCATCTGCCAGCGTGTAAGCCGGAACCTGAACACCGGTAGAGGAATAACCATAATGCTCTGAGCTGGCCGGAATGGTTGCGCCCGCTGTGCCGATCTTCAGCTCAACAGTATCCGTAGTGTTGGCCACTACATCCGGTAAATAAATGCTTTCGCCATAGTCATTCACTGCATTCGGATCAGTCGATCCGGTGAATGAATAAATCACAGTCAGATTGGCATCAAGAATTTCGACAGTGATAACGTCGGTTGCGACTTCTGCACCGTTAGCGTCCAGTTCTTCCGGTGCATGACAGGAAACGACAATACCGTCATTCCAGCATTCCAGAAACTTAACAGCGAACAAATAGCTGGCTACTGGCTCACCGCCAATTTCCAGAGTTTCATTACCGACAGCGAGCGGATCAGCCGGGTTGATTGCGTCCACCAGGTCGGTTACTGCATAGCTGATATTGCCAGCGTCCTGAGTAGCGACAATCCAGCCGATTTGAGCTGTAGCCGCCGGTACCAGACGCTGAACAACAACAGCCATAGCACCGTTATTCAGTGCTTCATAAATTTGTGTGTACGCTTCATTCAGCGCATTAGCGCGAATCGTTGCACCGTTGCCGAGAATGCGCTTTATGTTTGAGCTCGTGACCACGAATGGCTTGTCGATGCGCCCGCGCAATCCACGGGCCATCGTTGCGATAACTTGATCGCCCTGCCCAACTTCAGCCAAGGCTGAGCCATCGACTAAGGGATTAAGTTGAATCCCCGGTTGCTTACCAAGACTGCGTGTGAAGTTGGACATGCGTGTTACCTTTTAAGTTTTAACCTTTGCCAGCGTTAAGCCTTTTTAGTGCTTGTGCGCTTTCGTGTTGTGGTGGCTGGGGCTGCTTCTTCAGTTGCGGCTGGGGCTGCGTCTTCAGTTGCGGCTGGGGCTGCGTCTTCAGTTGCGGCTGGGGCAGAAATAGTGCCATCCGTGGCGGCATCATCCGTTACGCCAGCTCCTGAGCCGTCTTCCTGAGTAAGAGCGTCGTCACCACTGTTACTGGCGCCATTATCAGCCCCGGCGAGTGCGATGCTTGCGACTTTTTCCTTGCCACGCATGATCGCCAGATCACAGAGATTTTCGACCAGGTTGCGCAGCGTTTCAGAGTTTTCAAACACAATATCAGCTGCGTTTTTGTCGGCGACGTAGACCGGTTCCAGATAGACACCCTGATAGTGCAACAGGATAGGAATCTGGCTCTCATTCTTAACAGTGAAGGTTGCCGGGAATGACATTTCAGCAATGGCATTCAGAAGATCCAGACGGTTTGTTTTTGCACCAATAATTAATACGCCCATGACGTTTACCTCAATGGATATTTAAGACAGAAAAAATCAGAGCCGGAGCTCTGATTTTTAAGGGTCGAAACTTACTGAGCCGGCATACCGCTGACTTCAACCAGCGCAGCACTGCCCCAGGTGATTTCGTGAGGGTTAATGCCTGTGAAGTTTTTACCGTAGAACGCGGCGCGCTCTGCCAGTGCCTTGCCCGGATCGAAGTCACGCAGCATTGGTGGTACCACATCACCCATCACAAACGCAGAGCGGGCAACGTCGTTACCGCGACCGATCAGCAGGATTTGAGAGGTTGTTGGTCCGTCTTTCAGGATGCGAGGTGTGTAATACACTTCGATGCCGTTAGACAGCGTACCCATGCGGTAAATGCCCGGGCGAGCTGGCTGGCCAGAAGGCGTGAAAATCTCACGCGGCAGGGAACGCATGAAGCGAGCCATACCACCGGTTACGTACATAAAGCCGACGCCGTGGCTGTTGGTTTGCTCAGCCATAGTCTGAGAGGTTGCATCCACGACAGACATGAGATCGCGCCACATATCCGCAACCGCCATGTTTGCCTTACGGTCCGTATATTCCAGATTGAACTGACGAAGATTGCCTTGCGCCAGGCGCACGGCGTTAATCAGCAGCGTGTAGTGACGCTCGTTGGTGAACTGGGTTTGAATACCAATCATACCTTCGCTGCGACCATCTAAGCCCAATTCACGGTTCAGCTGCTCAAAGGCTTCGCGGGTGATTTCGGTATAGCCTTTCCAGTCCATCGCGTACATGGATTTCACCGCAACGCTGACACCGATACCCGGAATCAGGGATTCATTGCCTTCAAACTTTACGTATGACTCAAAGACCAGTTCCAGACCTTCATTCGCTGGCGCCAGAGTGACAGACAGATCACCGTTGCCGCTGTTGAATGTACCGGTAATGGTGTAACTGGTACCACCAATGGATGCAGTGCCTGAAATGGTGCTTGCGCCACCGCTGACAGGGACGTGCTCCAGTGCAATTGGACGACCGTTGTGCAGCAGTACACCACGACCCGGCAGGAATGCGACAGCGTCGGCGTTCTGATCACACACGTCAATATCAGTCTGAATCGCGGTCAGTTTAGCGGTAGCTGCGCCAGATGCAGGCATGGTGATGGTGTGCGCACGCGCTGCGCCCATCAGAGTTTTACCGGAGTTGATACCATCAATGCTACCGCCCTCCGCATACATACCGTTCGCACCGGCAGAGTAGCGGTTCAGGATAGCAATGGGCACTTCAGTGTTTTCAGAAGTAGCGTAGTGCGCGAACGGTACAGCAGCAGCCAGAGTCGCCTGAATGGATACCAGCGCTTGCGCAGTTTGCAGACCGGTAGGGCTTGAACCTTCGGAGCTGGCATCATCCAGAATGACGCCCACGTTATGAATCACCTGATTCATAATATCCGGTGGAACCTCACAGTTGTGGCGCTCTTCGTATGCTGAGATGGAATCAGAGATAGTGGTTACCAGCTTGGTCTGAACTTCAGGAGAGGCAGAGTCAAAAACTTTTGCCAGCGACTCCGGGATAGCGGAATCAGAAGCAGAAAGCTGGGAGGAAACAAAGCTCTGAGCAGATGAGCTGTCAAAAGCGTGACCCGCTTCTTCTTTGCTTCCTTTCAGAGCATCGGTGAATTTGCCGGCCTCAACAATTTTCTTGTTACCGGACGCATAGGCTTTAACTGTCATGGGCTTACCCTTTAACTTGGATTTTAAGTGCAGCCGGGTTGGCCGACTGGCATGCACGACTATTTTGTAAGCTCAGATACCGCCGTAATGCGCTATTTTCCTAAATCAGGTAATGATCAGATCCAGCCCGTCAGCGCGGCGAGCTGCCAGCCAGACATCACTGGATGGGGCCATAAACATTTGTGATTCAGGTTTCAGTAATTCAAACGCCAATTTCACATCATCAGAAATAACCAGGTACATCAGGTCGTGCCGGTCCGGGGTAAATGCGTCCATCTCTTCCGGCTCTAAAACAAAGCGGAATTCAGGCCCCGCCTGAAATGGTGCATCCCCTGCGGAATAAACATCAGATGGCTGAAACTGCTCAGCAGGCAGTGCGTAGCCGCCACCGACAAAGGAATAATCAAACGAATGTTCGTCGTCGTCTCCCAGCATCATGGCGCCGCCCAGTGTGCCAGGCTCATCCCGTGTAACGGTTTTGCGGAATAGCTGAAATTCCAGCGTATTCGGATGGTTGATAATGTGGGTCCGTCGCATACGGGCGATACGATCTGATAAATGTGTGAGCATTATTTAACCTTTTTCGGTGCAGCGATATTGTTGCGGACCAATAATTCAACCAGGTCATCAACAGAGACAGCACCTGACTCAATCAGCTGCTGATAGCGGCGAGTTGCCGCCGGTATCTTACTGGTCATGCGTTTTGCTTCTTTGGCTGCCTTAATAGCCGCTCTGCGCTCTCTGGCCTTGGCCGCTTCATTGCGCCGGTCATCGGTCGTCTTAATTGCCCGGCCGCGCTTGGCCGCCATGGCGTCTGCTTCTTTCTGAGTGATGCGGGTGTTTGCTTTCGCATTGTCAGAGCGGTGCGCTGCAGCAATATGCCGTTCAAGAAACGACTGAATAAGCTGCGACGAATCCAGTTCATTCATTGCCCGGATAACGTGCATACAGGCGACGCCCTTAACCTGCGGGTTGGTTATTTTGGGAAAGCCGAACTCCTGCCGGCCATACGAAAAGCCGCCGACGGTGGCGACGTACCGGAAAAAATACCGGTGCCGTTCACAATCACATTCAAACGATACTTTCTGTTTTCTAAGCCACTGAGCGGCCTTCCGGATGGCTGATTTGTCATTGTTGTTTACACCTGTCAGCGACAACAGAGCCTCATTCCAGCCGCTCATTTTGACGTTCACAAAGTGAGACGTTTTTTTAGAGGTCTGGCTTGCGTTTGTCATAAAGCGCAGCAGATCGCTTTTGGCTGAAACAATGGTTGCAGTCCGGATCTGTTTTTTAGCTTTATCCAGATCGCTTGCGGCATTCTCCCGCACAGGGTTTTTGTATTTCAGTGGCCGGCCGGCAGCCAGATCCAGTACCTGACGGGGTGAAATCCCCACGCCTTTGAATGCCTTTCTGGCGATATCGACATTTCGGCGAAATGCCGCCAGGTCGTTCTGATCAAGCGGGCGTAACTGCCCACCGCCCAGCGTTGTCAGTAGTACGCGATTGGCGTCCCACTCCCCCTGCAGGTCATTCTTTGTCAGGAACGTGTGGTTTCCGGTTTCCGCTTCCTTGCGCTGGCGTGCATCCTCACGGGATAACGCCTCTGCATTTTTAACATGCCCACGGACCCGGATAGCCATCAGTCAATGCTCCACGTAGGGACACCGTTTTCCCGGTAGTCTGAAACAGACTCAAAGCCGGCATTCCGCTTCATAGTCAGCAGCAGCTCAGCAGACGGTAAAACCAATTGCTGCTGCTCAATTTCCTGATCAATAGTGTCATTACCAGCAGCCGCCATAATGGCGAGATATTCATCCCAGCGACCGTAGACGCGGTACGATATTTTACCGGCATCAAAGGCTTCGTCAGGCTTAACGTCGTAACGGACAACGCCCTGAGTCATCACCGTAGCGGATTCTGAGAAGTCACGAACAAGACGATAAAAGCGGGCTGCGGCTTGTGGGTTAGCGTCCATGACGGGGGCGCTCCAATTTATCGCGGCAACGACCGCACAGGTCATTTACCAGGCGAATTTTGTATTCCCCGCATTCTGCACATTCACCCGGGGCACCTTTTGGCATATCGGCTACGCTCTTGCGGATTCGTTCAAGCGCGGCATCACGCTCGCGCTCCTGCAGTTCGATGCTCTGATCGTAGAGCTCTTCCTGTGTCGCCATCAGATTGTTACTCCGTACCCTTTTGCCAGCTGATCAAAAAGCGATTCTGCAAAATCAGCTGCATTCTGGGCGGCTTCATAACTGGTTTCGATGTAGTGGCACGCGGCAAGAATGGCCATGGATTTGTTAGTAATTTCCTGCACCCGATATTTCCAGCCGGTTGCGTCCATGCCGTCGCGCTCAATTGAGCTATCAGGCATATCCGCTGGCGTCACCGGGTCGCCCTTTTTAACTTTTTCAGCAGAGATTGCCGTCAGACGGCTGTCGCCTGCTGTAGCATCACCAACCATCGTGAAATACGATTGAATGGCATCTGTCAGGCTGGATTCTTTAAACAGGACCGTGGGGTTTTCTTTCGCGTCAGGGCTGATTGATACCTGAATACGGCCATCCACAAAGGCACGGCGCGGATTAAACCGCGCCAGCACCAACATGCGGGTTTCCGGGTTGTAAATCGCTACCAGAGAGCATGCACGACCCTTATAGCCGCTCATGTTCACCTGCATTGTCAGAATGCCATCGCTCATACAAGGCCCTCTTCACCGTTCACCGCGACACCAGTTACCACTGGATAACCAGGTGGGGCCAGAGGCGAACCATCATTCGGCTCACCTTCGCCAGGCGCGGAGTAAACGGGGATTGTGGTTTTAATTGAGAGGTCGAATGTCATCAGGGCAAGATTGTCACCGAGCGGGACATTCGATGCGGGGATTTCAGGTGTTTCCAGCGTTACCGGCCACACGATCCTGTGGCCAGCAAACTGGTATTCAGCACCGAACCGGCGATTGTTTTCTAAAAACATTTCAAGCTGTGAAATGATCGCCTTCACCGTTGTGATGTCATGTGCCGCCACCGCAACCTGAACACGCTCATCGGTCGCCAGCGTGCGCAGCTTAAACACCCGGTTGTCATCGTCGCTCAGTCGCACAAAAACCGGCTCACTCACCTGCCGCGTAAAATCACGGGCGGTGGGCATGTAGTCGTGCGCAATCGCCATAATCATCGCCGGCAATTTTGTTGACGGTGAATGAGCTCCCGGGGTCGCTTCTTTACGCAGCCACTTCGACAACAGCTTTTCAGCTTCATCAACCATGCGGCCCGGGGCAATCCCCATGGCCTCACGCTGCGGGCGCTCCTGCCACTCGGACATAGGCACCGTTAGCGGGACCATCTGAGTGCGGAAGTCTTCCAGCAAGCGGGCGATGCCGGCAATCACCGGCTGTAAAAAGTTGTCAGCGGCTGCCATGAATCACCAGCGAGAAATAGGGAATTCAGATCGCACGTCTTCCACGACCGTATCAGATTCTTTTTTCGGCGGTTTCGTTGCGGCCAATGATGCGCTATCAAAAGCATTAATCTCACTTTCAAAGCGGTCCGCATTATCGACAGCTGAGCGCGCTGGCATCTGGAAACTGCCGCCCAGACGACCCTTGCCGTTGAGCATCATCGACATAAGCTGCTCATTTTCAGCCTGAGCATGTTCCAGTGATTGCGCCAGCGCTTCATTACGGTCTGTGGCGCTATCCAGCAGCAGCATAATGCCGCGGTTGTATTCGGCGACAATAGCCTGATCAATATCGTATTCAGACAGGTCAGAGGCGCTATCCAGCGCATAGCCACGATTGCCGTTAAAGTTCGGGTCAATCACGTAGTCAAAGCCGAAAAACTGGTTTTTAACAGTGTCGATAGCGCTGGAAAAACCGCCGACGCGGCTCTTGTGCATCTTGCGGGCAACCATGCCGGAGTCAGTGTCAAGAAACTCCGCCTTGTGGCGGATGGTGCCGTCTGGTGACGCCTGCAGAAACGTGGTTACAATCGCCGGTTCAACGATGGACGGAATACCTTTATCAAGGTTTCCTTCACGCGGCTGCATGCCGAATTTAATGCGCGGCCAATGGCCATAAAAGCCAACCAGGTCACGGCTTTTAACGCGCTCCTGAGTAGCTGGGCTGTTAATGTGATCAACGATTGCGCGGGTATTGAATGCGCGGGCAATGCCCGTGTGCTTACGTCCGCGTTCTGACAGGTTATATTCGATAACCCCTGTTTCTGCTGCTGCCATGGTTGCAACCTCCCGATTTACAACCATATTGGCATTCAGCGCGGCCTGTGAATGCCGCTGTTTTCCTATTCCGCAATGCCACCACTGGCGATATGCGCAATGCCACGATCACGCACATCCTGACCAGCGTCCGGAGCCGTGACTGATACTGAGATTTTGGGGCGCACAGCATCGCTTGTGATCGGCTTGACGGTCGATGGCGCAGCAGGCGCACCAGGTCGCACCATTGCAGACTTGGGCGCCGCCGGGGCTTGCCTTGTTACATTGGTAACCGCCGGAATCATCGGAGTCGCCGGGGTATTGCTCGCAGAAGAATCCCCGAACCAGTAATCAAAGGTATCGCTGACCACTGACAGGCCCTGGCCGACGGCGGTTGATTTAATGTAATCCACCCCTTCACTGACAGACCCCCAGACCGTTTCTTTAACGCTATCCATTGACGGCAGGTCAATATCAAACCAGTCTTTAAGCGCGCTTCTGATCGCGCCCAGCGTCTCATCAAACGCCCCTGTCACCCGGTCCCATGCGCTGCTGACAGCCTCAGTGACTGCGGTCCACTTTTCGACAACAGAAGCCCACGCGGCGGTTATCTTACCGGGGATGTCATACTCCCTCAGATCATTGACCCAGCCACCGACAATATCACCGAGAATCTGCCCGGCTTTGTCGCCAAGAAATGCACCGACAATGCCACCGATAACCGTACCGACCGGCCCCAGTAAAGTACCTGCAGCAGCACCTGCAGCAGCACCTGAGAACATACCGGCGATACCGCCCACGTTCTTACCGTGAGCCTTGTCTTTATCCCGGCGTGACAGGTTGTCGTCATTCTCAACAGACAGCCAGTCCGCTATGCCGGCAATGCCGCCAATAACGCCGCCGATAACCGGCACTTTCTTGAGTAGCTTCATCAGCCCCCGGGCTGGCCGTAAAAGCGCAGCCAGTGGGCGCGCAATCCCTCCGAGCGACATACCAAAGAAGCCACCCTTGCCGCCAGATCCGCTGCCTTGGGCTTGTTCGTCCTCGATGTCAGAAAGCGTTTTGTTGGCGTCTTTCATCGCTTCCGCGTTCTGTTTTCGGAACAGGCGCGCTTCACCGAACATGCGCCGGTACCAGCGGGTGTAAAAGCGCTCTTCTTTGCCACCAAAGACACCACCGACAGCCGTGCGGAATGTACCTGTGATCGCTTTCAGCGGGGTGGATACCTCGCCGACCATCTGCATGAACGGGTCGATGGATTCGCCCGGGGTGGCAATATCGGATAACGTGCCCAGAGCATCAGCCACCTTGCCAGCGGCATAAGCCACCTTACTGTCAGACTCACCAGAAGCCCCACGACTGCCCGCAACGAATTGACCAAGCGCATTACGCCCGTTGCTCTGAACTTCCGTCTCTCCGGTCCGTCTGGGGCGTGCACTGGCCTTTGTCGTGGCAGTATCTGCCGCAAGCGCGGCGACGGTCGTAGACGGTGCACGGGATGATCTGAC